GTTGAGGTCGATCTTCGATATGATGGCAAACACGGCTATCGAATGATCAACGCCGCAGTCATGTTCTCAGATGCCATCGGCAATGCTCTAGTGTCGCCTCGCCTAGAACGGGATGCCAGCGTTCAGCCGGGTGACAAATTCACCGTCTCTGCCACTTTTCAAGACGCCATCCGTCTAGCCACAATTCACAGAGATGACGTAAGCATTCGCACCTGCGTTTGGTCGATCGTCTACGACGACGGCGCCAAGGAGGAATTCAAGTAATAGGGAGGCCGAAGCCTCCCTGGTTATGCGGTCTTAAGCCCCTGCTTGCTCGCCTGCCCCAAACCGTCCTTGATCGCCTGCTGGCGATCACGCTCCGAAGCCTGATGTTCAGCCATCTTTTGCAGGTATAAGTCGTCCACCGCCTCGATCAGATCGATGTCGCGGGGATCAAGCCGAAGCCCGGTTCTGCGAATGAAGGCGTCGATTGCCTCTATGGTGATGGGGTTCGGTCCATTGAAACCGGCCGGCGTCCGGCGGCGCAATCTCACCCACGCCTGCCAGACGTAATTCAGCGCCAGCGGGAAAGGAGGGCATTCCAGCTCGGCCAGAAGCTCGTCCGCCACGTCCTGCCGGTTCTTGCGGATCGCCCGCTCCAACCTGCTTTCCAACCGATCCCGCCGTGTCCGCCCTTCCTCGTCGCGGTCGAGTTCAAAACTGCGCTCGGCGTACCCGGTCAGTTGCTCGCCGAGCGCTTCCCAAAAGACTGTTCGTCGCCGAGGAATTCCAGCGCCTGGATCAGAAGCTGGCCTTTGCGCCGATCCAGAAGCAGCGCCCGCGCGTTCTCCACGCTGAACGGATAATCCTTTCCATCCATGGTCACCGGCGACCAACCAAGCAGGCGGTCCACCACCAGATTGACGTTGCGCTCCAGAACCTCGTCCACGGACTCGTCAGGGGCTTTCCAGCGCTTGCCGTTGATGCGGGCCTGTTCCTGTTCTTTCTCGCGACGAAGGCGTTCCTTGGCGAGCTTGTTCGACTGCTCGATGGTCTTCGGGTGTCCCGGCCCGGCGATGCGGAACTTCCAGCCGGTCGGCTGCCCATTCGCGTAGACTTCCATCTCTGCTTCATCGACGGCATCGAAAGACGAAAGATCGAAGCTGCCAGCAGCAGCCACTTGTTCCTTGCTCATGTTTTCTCACCTGATGTCGGAATGTCGGGAGGGGCGGCGCATCCCGACAACACGCCGCCCCGTTTCTGCGCAGAAGCGCGATGCTAGGCGGTCTCGACCGGTAGCGAAGTTGCGGGAGCGCCTGCGCCAGCCCCGTTGGTCGGCGTCACCGTGACACGGAGCGCATTGCTGCCGGCGTATTCGAGTTCCTGAACGTCGCTGTTCGGGATGGCCGTCCAGCCACTGTCGTCTTCCTCCCAGGCAAAAGCATAGGAGGTCGGGCTGTTCGTCCATGATCCGAGATTGGCGCGGTACGTATCGCCTCCAAGGAAGACAATCGACGGCGGGATGGTATTTGCCGGAACCGCAAGCGCCGTACTGGCGACCTCAAGCACCCCGGTATTGATGTCGATGCTGAATGTCCGTGTCGTGACCTGCGCATTCGGCCCCATATTGGTTGGCCGCGACAGGACAAGGCCCGCGTAGTAGAGCACGGATTTTGAATGCCCTGACGTTTTCGCGTCGTTCAGTTCGATCTTGAAGGGATAGTTGAAGTCGGTGCCTTCAGCGGCGATCAGCACTTCTTGGCCATCATCAAGCGGATCGCGCCCGACGACGAGTTCTTGAGTGCCGGCGTTACGCGGCCCCTTCAGTTTGCGGACGCGATTGCGGCCGATGGTCGTGAAGGGGATGGATTCTGCGCTGTCGCCAACAGTGCCGAGATTTTCCTTTTCCTCGACCTCAACCCAGTCATTGATCCCTTCATAGAAGGACAGCAGATTGCCCTCACTCATGGCGTCGAGCGCATCGACGTCAACTTCTGTGGGCGAGACCCAGAGTTTTGATCCGCCAGTTTTGTGAATCGCCATCGCGGTTGCTCCTTTTCAATGGCTCATGAAAAAGGCCCGCCGAAGCGAGCCGGAATACCCGGATGGCCGGGAATTGGTCAGGCGAAGCAGGTGTAGGTGACGCGAACCTGAGTACGCAGATAGGCGTCATCGCGATATGCACCGAGAACGCTTGGCGCGGCGGTCACACGGACCCTGACTCCTTCAAAATCCATCGGCAGATCGGCCTGGAAGTGACTTGCGATCTGCCCCGCAATCTCCCTGATCGCGTCCTTGTGTGTTTTGCCGGAGCCTGTACCAACCTTCGTCAGCGGCCAGCACAAGGTCAGCAGCAGCAGGCCGGGCCGCTCATGCGGATCATTAGACCCGATAAAGCGGCGCACCGTCCTGTTCGGCTCGAAATGGCACTCGACATAAGGCGCGGGCTGTCCGCCAGCGGTCGGCAGCGAAGCAGGCTCGCCGTCTGTCCAGATCTTCGGGTAGGCCGGCAGGCAAGTCGCCACGCGGGCCTGTATGGCTTGGCTGATCTTCGTTTCAATCGTGGGCGTGGTCATAATAGGCCGAACCTCTTCCCAACTTCGGCGGCCTTTGCGGCGACGATTTGGGGCCACCTCATCGCAACGAGGTCAACCCAAGGTCGGGGTGCCCGGCCGTTCGACCCCGCGTGCACGAAAAATCCGTAGGCGGCCGTGTAGCCCAAAAACACGGTATCCCCGAGTTCCGCGCCCGCGATGACGAGGATCACGTCGCCATAGTCCGCATTGACCGGAACCCCCGGATTATCGCGGATCAGGCGAGGCATTGCCTCTGTCGATGCCACCAGAGATGCCCGAAGAAAGCCGGTGCGCCGGTAATTCGGCGTCTCCGGTGTATCGTAGACCATTTCCGTGATCTGGTCGTTGAGCTGCTTTACCAGCTCTTGAGCGGCCTCCCGGAAGACTGCTTCCTCGGCTTCCTTTACGCGTCGGGTCCAGCCCTCGATCTGGGCGGCGAATGTCTGGTTAGCCACCGGTGCGCTCGCGGTAGCGGCGCAGCGCCTGGCCGGTAAAGTCGATCGAATAGTCGACGCTGCACTTGCAGCCCACGACATGCCTTACCGGTAGGCTGGGATCGTGCGGGCCGTCGCACTGGATGCCGTCAGGCAGGATGAACTTCGCGTTGAACGGAATGGCGGGCTGCGAGGCCATCGCCAGATGCTCCATGCGCGGCTCCCGGCTGACTGTGCGCCGCCACTTCTTGGTGACGAGATCGGCATCGAGCTTGCCGTCATCAATCTGCTGCTGGAACGCATCGCGCTTCGACCGGGCCAGCGCCGAATGCGTCTCCAGAATGGAAATCGTGTCCGCCCGGTACTTCAGCGCCTTGTTGGAATAGAGCCGCGTCACACGCTCGGCTTCCTCTGGCGCAAGCGCCCTGCCCTCGCGGATCGCCTTCATAACCGTGCGGTCCAGCCGCTTGTCGCGGTTGGCGAAGCCCAAGTATTCCCGCATGTAGGCGGTGTCGCCCTCGCGCATGGCGCGCTCGATACGGGCAACTGTCTCCATCTGCGGACGCGACAGGCCGATCAGGCCGCCCTCTCGGCGTCCGGTCACGCGGTTCACGCGGCCGGCGATCAGCCTTCCGGCATCATAAGGCGACTGCCCGCGCGAGAGGTTATCGACCAGCACGTCGCGAATGCCCTCCCGCGCCTCGGTGACGATGCCCGTGACCAGCCGCGCGGCGTGATCGCGCATGGCCTGTTCGGCCGGCAGATTGCGCACGCCCCACGAAAACACAACGCGGTTGCCCGAGGGGTCCCGCAGCGACGGCATGCTGTCCACCGTGGCAATGCCGCCGGCATGGTATGCCTGCAAGAGCGACTGCTCGAATTTGGCGAAAACACCGTCCTCGATCCCGAGATCCGCAACCACGCCGGCCACGTCGCCGCGCTCCAGTCGCTCGACGATGCGTTTCAGGACGATGTTCGACCGGATGCGATCAATCGCCTCGATCCAGGCAAGCCGAACCTGCGGATCGAAGTCGGCTGCGACCTGCTCGAGCAATTCACGGGCGGAAAGGCGCTTGAGCATCTATCAGCCTCGAATGATGAACTTGTGTGCGGCCTTTACGCCCGCCCCCGGTATCGGCACCCGCTGTAGCGTCGTGAACGGGAGGCCATCGACGTTGACGACTTCCGGCACGGCGAGGTCGAACGGAACTTCCGTGTTCGACGTGACCGGATCGTCATCACCCGTCTGCGTCGAGATCATCGCCATCCAGTCGGCGCAAATCAGCATCTGGTCTGACGCAAGGATCGTGTTCCCGTCTACCAACTCCTTGCTGACGCCAGACACGGCGCCGCGCAGAAGGTAGGTCTTGATGGTAATAGAGCCTTCCCACGGCTCCCATGTGGGCCAGTCGGGGGGCATCGGCTCTTGCTCAATGCGCTCCACGGTGATGACGCCCTGCCCGAGGCCTCCGGCACTCTCTGGCGCCAGCAGTTCCCGCCCCATGTCGGCCATTTCGTCGTAAAAGCCGGCCAATGTCAGGCCCTCGCCACAAAACCATACAGCGCACCGCGGGACGCAGGCCGAAGGATACAGCGCAAAGCGTCCTCGACGGACATCAGCACGGGACGCATGTCATCGGCGTCACTCGGTACCCCGTCATACGGGCCGAAGAACTCGCGCTCGATCGTGTCGACCTTCTGCCGCTTGACCAGCCGCCCCGGCGTCACCGTTGGCGACGATGACCCCGGCTGAAGCAATTCCGCCAATGCAAGCTCATAGGCCGCTTTGACGACTTCCTGAGGGATTTCATCGCTCCGTATGTCTTCGCCTGCACAGTGGTCGTATGCGCCTGTTCTGGGCCATGCCAGAGCCTGCGAGCGGCCTCCTGTCTTACGGCCGGCAAAGCGGTCACCATAGATGCCATCCAGAGCAGAGCTTGCGCGGACAAGGGCGGCAGTGCGCAGCGCATCAGTGACGCCAGCAGCTGACCAGGCAGTGTTGCCCCGCGCCTCATTGTAGGCCAACGCGCCGGGAAGGTCGCCGTAGTGATCGGCCATTGGTCATTCCTCGCCAGCCGCCACGGCGTTCAGCGCGTTGAACTGCTCAACCAGCTTTGCCCTGCCGAGCAGGTGGTGCGGCTTCTGGCCGGTGGCGGCTTCGATGGCAGCGCGAAGCTGATCATCGCTCAGCCCTTCGCCACTGTCGGTGCCGAGTTCGATCTTCTCCGGCTCATACGGCTTTGCTTCGGCCGGAGCAAATCGCACGTCGACGATCTTGTAGCCCTGCTGGTTCAATTCGCGCTTGCGCTCCAGCGAAACCGGATGCGGCTCATAGGCGATCTTCGTCAGTTTGACCTTGCTCATTCTGGTGCTCTCCAGAGTTGGTGACGGCACATCGGCATCGGTCGAGCCGGTCGTCAGCCATTCGGTTGTCGGAAGTCCGAAGAAATGAGCGGTCCAGCCGCTCATGGATCTGATACGGGCGCGATATTCAGGCCGAAGTGCTTCCCAGACCGCGCGATAACCGCCAGCCGCCTCCCACTGGACGGCATCGAAGAAATGCGAGCTGCGAACCAACGGAATGCCTGCAAGCACCGCCCTATCGGCTCCCAGATCGATCAGCGCCGCCTTTGCTGTGAACAGCCCGGACGATCCGCTGTCACCCTGCCCCGGGAACCGGAATTCGACCAACTCGGCCCATTTCGGCGGATAGTCTCCGTGAACGAGGTAGCGCGCTGCATCTGCAAAGCCGTTCGCCCGGCGCTGATCCCGCCAGCGAGTGATATGTTCGGGGTGCAGCGTAACCCACGCGTCCAGCCTGCCCGGCCAGATCGCACCCACGTCATTGCATGCAACGATGAAATCAAAATCGGCCAAGTCCAGCGCGGCGGTCCATTCGTCTTGAACGCCAGCCGCGCCGCCAAGGCAAAGTGCAGTTTTCATAAATCCCCGACGACTATGAGGGGATATGAAACTCCCCGTATGCTTTCGCTGCGGCTTCGTTACGCGCCGCCAGCGCCGCATCCTTCGTATCGAAAAGACCTAGATGGATCGTCCGCCCATCCTGCGCGATGTAGGCACGCCACTTCCCCGTCTGCGCATGCCAGCCGACGCCCGTGTGTCCGCTGCTATTGTCGGACCTCATGCCAATGTTGCGCATGTTGTCGGCCTTGGAAGCAGCCCGAAGGTTCGCCCACCTATTATCGGATCGATCCGCATTGGCATGGTCGATTTGCTCGGCCGGGAATGAGCCGGTCATATAGAGCCATGCAAGCCTATGGGCGAAGTATCTGACCCCATCGACGCCGATCAGGCGGTAGCCGAGCGCACTACTCACACTGCCGGCAAGAGAGCCTGCCGGTGCGCGATTTGACGTGCATACCAGCCAACGAAACTCGCCGGCCTCTGGATCGTATGAGAGAACTTCCTTGAGACGAGATTGCGTCAGCGATGGACGCGCTGTATTTCTGGCCTTAGCCACCTCGAACCTCCAATGTTCGGGTTATGGTTAGAGCCGCCAGAGGTCTGCAAACCAATGGCGGCTCGTTGATTCTAAAGGCTTTCAGCCCTTATGCAAGGCCAACGGCCAAGGTTCCTGCGGTGTGCTTCACCGAGGACGCAACGAGGTCCCAGTTGGAGCCAGTCGCGAGCTCAGCATCCGAGGGGGATTTGCCTCCGTTGGCTTCATCCCATGTGAAGCCTTTAAGCCCGAGGCCAAAGCTGTAATCCAGCTGCAACGTGGTCTCGATGCGCTCCTTGCCGTTGCTCGTCTCAATATTCGAGATGATGTCGCGGCTGTCGGTCACGGTCGCCGCACCAGCGACGAGGGACAGGACACGGCGCTTGGCGGCGACAACCGGCGAGGTCGTGGCGGCCGAGTAGAGCGCCGGAGCATCGGTCACGACCGACACGCGGCCCAGAATGTCGACAACGCGGACGTTGCCGGCCTGGAACAGCGTGTTCGAGTTCGCTAGGTTCTGACCGATGAAGTTGTGATAGGCAACACCATCCATGACCTGAGCAACGATCAGGCTGGAATGGTCGCCGAACTTCGCATGGCTCTCGTTCACCGCGAGGTAATCGACCCGCTTGGCGCCCGAGCCGGTGGAGACATCGACCGTGGTCGCGGAGCCCTGGTTGCCGATGGCCGCAACAAGGGCAGCGATCGCCGTGTTGAGCTGGTCCTGAAGCAGCGCCTCAGCGAAGTTGCGCGATGCAACCTCGACACCCTCGGCGGTCGGCTTGTTGAGCCACGACATCTGCGACGGCTCGTAACGAACCGGGCCGAAGCCGCCGGCCACCTTGACCGAAGAATGCTTGAGCTGCGTCAGGTCCGTGGGCGAAGCCGCTGCGTTGGAGGCGTAGCGGTCCACACGACGACGGGCCGAATGGATGGCGGCATAGAACGACTCCTGAAGGAAATCGCCCTCGAAGCCTTCCGTGGTCAGGCGGATTGCACCACCCGAAGCGCCGTTGAACTTGTCAACCATCTGCGCCAGCGTCTCGATCGTCGCCGGCATGAAGTATTTGTTGAAAACCTGCATCTGCGAGAGAGACATGGGATTTTCCTTTCGTGATGTCTCGGGATTGTTGGTTCAGTGGGAGGCTTCCCGCCCCGGATGCCGCTTCTCGTCCCGAGACAGCAGCGGATGGATTGCAGAACTACTGTGCGAGGTCCGGGAACTTGGCGGCTATGGCCGCTGCCCGCTCCTCTCGCGTTCCGCCGAAATTTCCCTTGGCCGGTGGCAGTCCACCGCCACCGTTGCCCGGCTGCTTGCCGGTACCGGATTGGCCATTGCCCTCAAAGGCGCGGCCGAAAGTGTCGGACTGGCGCATCTCGGCAACGAGACCCTTGATATCCATAGGTGTGCCCTTGGAGTCCGCGATCTTGGCGTTGCCGTCCTTGTCGACCACCTCGACCACGAACTTTCCGTCGACCTCTTTGACGCGGGTATGAGCCCTGACGTGAGGCAGGAGCAGATCGACCGATCCCTTGGCCTCGGCAAGAGCTGCAGTTGCGGCCTGGTCGATAAGCAGGCTTTCCACCGTCTTTGTCAGATGGCCGATCCGATCATCGCGGCTTGTCAGCTCGCCGGTATGCTTTTCCAGAAGCTGGGCCTTGGCGGCCTCGAACTTCGAATTGGCGATCTTATCGGCTTCCTTCGATGGGTCGAGATTGCCCCATTCCTCGACCTTCGCCAGCGCTTCCTTGGCCTTCGCCGGATCGATGTCCTTGAATGCGGCGGTGAGGCGTTCCGCGTTCTCGCGGGCCGTCCGCTCCTTACCGAGCGCCGTCTTCAAGCCCGATACATCTTCAAGAGCGAAGCCCTCGACCGTTTCCACGTCGAGAATGAACTTCCCGTCCTTTTCGACATAAAAGGCTTTGACCGCATCATCTATGCCATCGAGCGATGCCAGAATTGCTTTGAGTGCCATGTTGTATCCATCCCGGATTTGGTGCGCTTCCCGCGCGTTGGAATAGCCCGGAGGTTCACCCTGCCGAGCCGGTTAGATGCCGAATTGTTCCTGATCAGTCGGCGGGCGCCGGTGGAAGAGCAGCCGTAATCTCAGCCTCGTCGTCGGGCAGATCAGCAAGGATCAGGTCGAGATCCTTTTCCTCGTCATACTCGGGCGACAGGATGTTGCGGCGCTTGGCTTCAGTGATCGTCGCCTCTCGCGAAACAAGTCCTTCCTTGTTCATGTCGAGCACGACACGCATGCCATCGATCGAATCCGTCTCGACATCGAAGTCGGTATAGATCGACACCTCGGGCTCACTCGGGTCTTTCAGCCACATGCACGTGAAGGCCAATGCCTGTTCGATGCAGTCCTTCAAGTTCAATGCCCAAGCCTGCACGGCGCTGTTGCCCTTCTGGGCCGCAAATGCCGTGGTGACGACGGTCAGATTCCCGGTCTGGGCCGTGAGAGGCTGGCGGCCAAGCTCGCGAAGCTGCTGCTCTGTCTTGTCGACTTCCTCGGCAAGGAATTTCAACGATGCAGCCGTTGGTTCTATGAACTTCCACTCGCCGTGCTGACCACCGTCCGCTCCGGGCGGAGCATAAAGCACCACCGAAGGGCCGATAGGTGCCATGACCGCATTGCCGTTTTCATCTATCGGCGGGGTGATGCCGTTGCCGGTGAGCATGGGAAACGCGGTGAGTTCCTTGGCGCTCTTCAGGTTTGTTTCCTGCTGGAAATGTTCGATCTGCAAGAACGCGGCGTCCTTCATGGGCGGGAGCACCTGCCACGAACCTTCCTTCCGCCGTCCAGTGAGGAATGGGACGAGAGCAATCACGCCGATGCTGATCGGGCCATGCTCGATCATGACCCATGTGCCGCCCTTGCTCGCCTCCTCCCAAACCTCGTATCGGGCTGGAGCGTAGGAACCATCTTCCTGCTTGTCTCGGATCAGGATCCGAACGCGCTTCTTCGTCTTTTCCTCGAACCCTTCCCGAACCTTCGTCGGCTCGTAGATCACGGCGTAAGTGAAAGCCTCCTTGCCCGCGATCATGGCGCTTTCGACCCACAGCATGCGAATAGCCGGGATGCGAACCCAATAGGGCCGCGCGCCCATGGCCTTTTCATCGGCCAGGGTCGCACCCTGTGGCACTGGCGTGTGGTCGACCAGTATCCAGTCAATCGCACTGGCGATCCCATTGAAGAATACATCGCCAGCGAAGACGTGGACGTGATTTCCTGCCCCGTCGATATCCTCCCCAAGGTCCTTCACACGCTCAGAGGCCGAGCCCTCCACGAAATCCACCTGCTTTGCGAATGGCTTTGACGCCAGCCCTTCAACCAGATCGCGGAAGATGTTGGTGAATTTGGCGTTCTTGCGCCGGTAATCGTAGTTCTCCTGCGTTTCGTTCGGAAATCTCGGCAGGTACTTTTCACCCGCCTTCCGCATGGCATCGGCGCCGTCGAGGATCGTCTCGACCATTTCCCAATATGGGAGCATGGCGTCATAGTCGCTGGACGTGGCGTAAGGCGTATCAGCCATTTGCAATCCTGCCATAGGTTCCGAATACGGGCGGGACAGCCCTCGGCTTCAACAGACGCCCGAATGCACCGGACGACGCGTCAACCTGATCCTTGAACGAGCCGCCGGGAAACAGGCACAGCTCATCGATGTAGTCGGCGTTCCAATCGCCAGAAACGATGAACACATTGCCGGCTTCGCACTGTGCAGAGAACGGCTCGGCCCTTGTCACCTTGTCGCCGGTTTCGGGCTCGGCCTTCACGACATAGCCGGCGAGCATGGCAATGAAATCCCTTGCCTGCACCTTGCCTGCCTGCCCCGGGTCCTGAGGAAGGCTGATCTCGACGTCTTTCCCGTCTTGCTCAGCAGTGGCCTTGATGATCGACCGGACCGCGTTGCCTTCCGACTGCGTCTTCACGACATGGCCGACGATGAACCGTCCGTCAGGTGCCCGGCCAAGCTTCACACCAGCGGTTCGCGCCGCGGTCGTCTTTGCAGTCGCGGCCAAGTCCCAGTGCCTGACCCATTTGGTCCCCGCTGGGGCGGCTGCGATGAACTTGCTTTCGAACCATTCCCGCTTGAAGAGGCCACCCTCGCGAGGAACGGGCCGCTGCTGGAACTGGCCCGCGACGGCATAGGACCCCATAGGCTTCTTGTCCCGGTCGACCACCTCCCTCGGGAACCGTTCCGGGAATAGCAATTCGTTTTCGTACGTACGCGGGTCCTCAAACCCAATTGATGTCCGGCACCGGCGCTCCGGTTCGTACTCCATTGGGAGCATCAAGTGATCATATCCCAGACCGAGCTTTACGATCTGGCCCGAGACATCATCCTCATGCAGGCGCTGCATAATCACGACGATTGCCGACGTTTTCGGATCAACGAGACGCGACGGGACCGATTCGCGGAATATGCGGGTAGTTCTTTGCCGCTCGGCCGGGCTTTCAGCGGTTTCCGTCGAGTGGGGATCGTCAATCAGAACCCGATGCCCACGCCCACCGGTAAGGCTCTGGAACGGCACACCTTCGCGGAAACCCGTTGCCGAGTTGGCGAACGAAGCCTCGC